CTCAATAGGTTGCCAATTCATTTTTCATCTCCATTATTAAACAGCATAAAGCGGTGACGGTGGCGCACCGCGATGTTGCATCTGATCTTCGACACGCGATGTCCATTCAGAACCACGCACCAACATGCCCATCTCACGCAGGTGTCTCACAGCCATGCTGACCGTATCGACCAAGTCGTCATGCTTGCCCTTCGGAAACACGGCGCACTGCTGGATGACCATATCTGCCCACGAATAATTGGGGGCGTAGATCAAACCCTCTGCAAACAGATGCTGCACAGCATAAAGCCGACCCAGCTTGTCGTTGCCTTTCGGATCTAGGAGCTGCACGCCCCAATCCTCATGCCCATACAGGCGACGAAGCTCTTGCGCCACGCTGTGACCGGCAGCTTTGTTTTCGATCACAAGCTTATCAATGCGCCATTCGCGGGCGCTTGCAGCCACCTTCTTGACGAGGTCATGAAGCTCCAGCCGCTCCTGCCATGCATGGACCAGCATGATCTTGGGATGCTCTTCGGTGTAGGTCCTCCGCACCATGCTGACAAGATCACCGCCCTTGGAGATCTGCCGCGTTGCTTGCGCTACCTGCTCGCCGCCCGAGTAAACACCCCAAATCGTCAGGGCAGAGAAATCGTTCTCGCTCTTGGTCGTGTAAGCCGTGTCCAGCGAAGCCATCAGGTAATCGAAAGGCGGGTATGATTCGCGCTCCCAGAGCTGCCACCATTCGCGCTTGATCACGCCACCGCCGCGAGGCTGCGGTTCCTGCTGAAACTGACCGGCGACCGCGTAAGGCCCCATCACGCGCTCATCGCGCTCGACAATCGCCAGCGGGAAACGCTCGGGGAATAGCAGCTCGCCCTCGTCCTCACGCGGATCTTCGTAGCCAAGCTTGGTCGGCATGGCCCGGCTGGGGTCATACCGCATCGGCAGCATGATGTGGTCGTAGCCAAGATCCTTGTCGAGGATCACGCCCGAGATATCGTCTTCGTGCAGTCTCTGCATGATGACCACGATCACGCTTTTGATCGGGTTGTTCAGACGGGTCGGGATGGCCTCAAGGAAGGTGGTCACCTCGGTCTCACGCTGCACTTCTGAGCCAGCCGAATCCACGCTGTGGGGATCGTCGATCAGCACCCTGTCGGCGCGGAGACCGGTCAAGCTGGTGATCGATGTAGCGATGCGAAATCCGCCAGCCTTGTTCACGAAGTTCAGCTTTTCGTTCTGATCCTTGGATAGCTTCACCCTGTCGCCCCAGCGGGCCTGATACCACTCCGACAGGATCAGATCACGCATCCTGCGCGAGTCGCGGGCTGACAGGTTCTCCACTTTATGCGCGGCGCAGAGATAGCGCAGGTGCGGCATGTTCCTCGGCCCCCATTCCCACGAGGGCCAGAAGACGTTGAGGATCAAGCTCTTTGCCGTGCCCGGCGGGATATTCACCAACAGGCGGTTGTAGAGTTGTCCGTTATCAAGTTCCACGCCATCGGTGATCGCTTCCAGATGCTCGCAGATGAAATCAATATGCCAGCCATGAACATATGGCGCTCCCGGCTCAATGACATGCCAAGCATAGCGGATGAAAGCCGCAAGGCTCTCCTCACACTCGGCCACCTCAATGGCCTTTAGATGCTCTTCTACGTCGATCTCGCCGTTGAGGTCGATCATTCTTTTCCCTCTAAAGCCTTGCGAGCCACTTCGCGGGCGGTGTCAATCGGCACCATACCAAACTCTGGGTCAGGTTTCATGTCCTTGATTTTATGCAGGGCATCGGAGAACCGCCATGCGTGCTTGGCAGCTACCTCGCGAGAGTGCCGCTCTTCCGCCAGTTCCCGCTTTAATATCTCAATGCAGTCAATAGCCCTGAAAAGAACGCCATCTGCGCCACAGTCTTGGATGTCGAAGTCTTGCGTCCATTCGTGAAGTTCAGAAACAAGGTCATCCATCTTTCTTCTCCCCTAGTGCGGCGCGGGCGATTTCTTGCGGCTCACCAAATGGTGCGGTCTGCGTAATCTTCCGCAGCGCCGCTTCCAGTTGGTCAATGCGCGACTTGTATTTTTTCTCAGCCATTTTGTAGGCCCACATATAGACAAGCGTTAGGTCATCCTGCTCGTCATCGGGACGCTTCACAAGATCGTCGGTCACAGCCCTTCTCCTTTTGGCGGTTCTGGAATTTCCATCCAGCATATCAACGGAGCTTTTAGCCTTCTGTCAGAAAACGGATCAGTCCAGCATGGCTCGACAAAGTCATATGACTTGCTCCAATAAACAATCGTAGGAGCCAGAGTCCTCCGCTCTTGATCAGGTGTTAAGTCGATGTAGGCAAGAACGAGTCTGCCGTTTTCTTTAGGTGCAGTTTCGGGGGGTTGCCACATCACAGCCCTTCCCCCTCTTCGCAGTCGATCTCGACCTTAACGCAAGCAAGGCGGCTTTTATGCGCCATTCCATCGGCTATTTCTTTTGATAGATACAAGGCTTGACCATTCTCATACACATTCAGCCACACCGTGCGCTTGATGCGGGGCTTCACTTCGATGAGGTCAAAATCGCCAACGCTCTCATGGCTTCCATCTGGAAACCAAACATGCGGAACCCATCCATTTGGACCATATATCGCGCCGTGGATCATGCTTTGGCCTAAGCCACCATCAGTCGCATAGATACGCACTTCACGGCCATCGCGGGTGCGGTAGGTTTTGTTTTTGCTAATCATATGATCAATCCTGAATCTTTAACTGGTTCCATCCCAAGGACACGCCGCGCCATGTTGCGTGCCAGAGGCTCTTGGTTCTGGATGGCCATCATAAGAAGGGCTTCGTAGAACCGGCTTGCATCTTTGGTCACACGCGCCAAATCAGCTTCCATGCCTTGCAGCGCAGAGGCCAGCGCACGAAGGTCATCCTTCTTGGTTGGGAACGTGGGCCACGGGTCGTTGTCTAGTGCGTTAAGATCAATCATTTCCGCGCCCCCATCATGGCATCGGCAATCCCATATGCCCACGATGCAACGTCCATTGGGTCAATGTCTTTCTTGCCATAGTTCGCAACGACCAGCCCTGTCAGCGCCGCCATCGCAAACTGGTCGCGCAACGTCCTATGCGTCACGAGTATTGTCGGCTGAATTATCTGCTCAAGAAGCTTGGCTTGTTTATCAATCAACTCAAGTTGAGCTTTGATGTTGTAGTCTGAAATTGTTTTGTAGTCGCTCATATCAATATCTCCATTATTGGACGCACTATAGTGCCTGATATTAGCTGGTTTGTAAAGGAGAGGCTTTACAGCTCACCCATCCTTTTCAGCACTTCATAAAGCCGGTCCATCTCCGTCCTGATTGGATCTTCGGTCGAAAGCCGGACATATTTCTCCCCAGTGATCAAATCCCGGCAGCAGTGCAGCATCATTATATGCTCATGCTCTGGCGCGTCAGAGTAGATCAGATCACCGTCAGGATGCTCATAGCAGAAGCCTTCCTCGTCGGTGTCCAGCTCCCAGCGACGAAGCCAGCCAAAGCGCCAATGCGGCCCAATGGCTAGGATCTCGTCATCAATCCATCCGACCGAACGTGATGTTTTTTTCTGCCCGGACATCTTGGTTTCTCCAGCACCAGACTTCGCCATTATCCTGAAAGACGACCCAGATCAGATCAGCCTCGGGACCGTAGTCGATTATAACATGCGCCATGCCCTTGCCGCTGGGCGTTCTGACAGGAAGCGGTGGATTAAGCTGGAGCATCATTGCAGCACCTTCAGGATGGCGAAACCGGTCAAGCCGGTGAAGATCATGCCGAAGCAGATCATGTAGGCCAGTGCCATGCGGCGCTCGAACCGGCGCAGGTCAGCAAGGGCATTTTCGTACCGGGCTTCAGCCCTTTGGAGATCATCAATCACCGCCGCCTCCCGAACTGTCAGAGGAGCTGGAAGAGCTGCTGTCGGTCGAGCAGCTATCAGGGCCGGTGCCGTGGTCAGCCTCAGAGCCGCTGTAGCTGACGAGGGCTGTCGCTAGCAGGGCCTTCGCGGCATAGCCATCATCAGCAGCCTTAGCAGCCCATTTCCGCTCTTGGGCAATCCTCTGCTCTTCAGCGGCCCTTTGCCGCTCTACAGCGACCCTTTGCTCTTCAGCGGCCCACCGCTCATATCTGCGCTTTACTTGATTAGCAGACTCTTCAGGCCCAAGCCTATAATGAAATGCCGACATACCCATATCTCAATCCTCCTCTTCTTCTTCGGTCTCTTCCTTCAGCGTCAGGAGCATTTGCTTCAGAGCCTCCCGCTTCTCAGGGGCCAGACGCTTCACATCGATCTTGCTTGCGTTATCAACCTGCACAGGACCGCCATAAGCGCCTGTGATCTCGTTCTGCTTCACATCCCTCCAGAACTCGGGGAAGCGGTTCTTCATCTGGAAGATATAGCTGGTCGAATTAAAACCCTCGAAACCACCAAAGGTTGCGATACGACCGTTCTCTTCCCACCATGCTTGGGACAATAATCCTGCTATTTTTAAAGCGTCAGATACTTCCTCGTAGGTTTTGGACCATCTCCAGAGCGTATCGCGAGTAACGCCAATAGAAACAGCGACTTGGGTAATTGACCCACCATAGCGGCCTACTTCTATGATCTTATCTATCATCCACTCTGGTTGGTACTTGCTGTTAAAGTGCCTGTCAGCGCGAGGGTGAACCTCTATCTTTGGCACGACAGTGCCTTCGCCCAAGCCATCGACAACCTTCATCTCCCCGAAAACAGGCCCCGGCTTGTACTTCGGTTTCTTCTTCTCGGGCTTCTTACCTTCAGGGGTGTCAGAGTTTGTCATAGAACTTACGCTCACTCTCAATCCGGTCGGCTGCTTGGGATAGGCGCTTAAACCTAGCAGACGAAGTGTCGCAAAGCTTTATAAGCCTATCCAGCGTCAGACCGCCCTGATAGAAATTTCTCAGGGTGGTGTATTTCTTGCGGCGCTTAAAGATCTCGTCCTCCATCGCGGCAAGGGCGGATCTTTGCTCAATATAGCTATCGATCAAATCATCCAGATCTTTCCCGAACCAGCTATTACCGTTCTTCTTGATCCACTTCAGAGCGCGTTCTCTGGCCTTTGCTCTAACTCTATGGCGCTCCTCAAGTTCCTCTACGGTCGGCTGCCTCACGCTTTCCCGGTAGCGTTGCCATTCCTCGGCACGTTTCCGGTTTTCCTCTTCCCGGCGCTCAATGGCCTCTTGGTAGGTGGCCCACCGCTTTTGGACCCGGCTGCGGAAATCGTCATCCTGCTTTAGCTTCTCCTGCGCCCATAACAGCGTGGCCCGCTTATGATCGTCGTCATAGAGCTTCAGAGGCAGGTCTACGACCGAAATGCCGAACTCGACCCCTACGATGTATTTGCCCCACTCGACCCCCGGCTCAGAGCGATACTGAACCAGAAGCTTGATCGGGATCTCGGGCGTTTGTGATTCTGCGGTATCCATATCCATATCGTTCCCCTCACATCAATATTAGCACAACTGGCTGGAAACTCTAGCCTTTCATGCGTTGGTCGATATCGTTCTGGCCCAAATCCCCAGCATCTTGGAACGGCTCGACAGCCTTCAGCTCGTGCCAGCGGACCCAACCGGCCCAGCCAATCAGGATCAGAGGCCCGCCGAAGAATATCAAGAACAGGACAAGAACAGTTATATCAAGCATGATTGGCCTCCAGAACGTCAAGGTAGCCTAAACTTTTTTTGCGGTAAAGCTGTTTTTCTAGTTGACATGCCCATTGGGCATGATATTGTGACTACATCAACAACGCATACCGATGGAGATACCCATGACCAAGTTGACCCCATACCTCGTGCAGAAAATTATCAAGGGCAACCCCAAGATCGACCAGCGGGTCGATTACGATGAGCCCGGCAAGGCCATTATCTACCTCAATGAGGGCTGGACATGGGAAGCGCTCGACGGGAACCGCAGTGTCGAGGGTTTCATCTTGTCGGACAACGACTGGGAAGACGCGGACATTGTCGCGGACCTCAAGCAGCGCATCAAGTTCATCGAGCCAGTTGATCCTGAGTGCTATTGAGAAGGGGGACCATGACCCTTCGCCAAGTTTAAACCAAACGGGGGCTTCGGCCCCCACCCACCCCACTGATGGAGATTGACATGAGCATTGCATCCGTTGCCGCTTCCGCCCGCCGCGCCCTCGCCCATCCCGCCCACCGCAAGGTGAAGCGCGGTGCGGTGGTGGTGGTCGAGAATAATTCGTCCTCGACCGACATCCACGGCAAAAAAAACCGTTACCAGTATTATTTTCTGGCATACGCCCACCGCGTGAACCGTCAGGGCATCGTGACCGAATGGCGCAAGCCTGACAGCCACTATAGCTTCTCGGTCGATGCCAACCAGCGCATCCTGACCATCGATCTGGATGCCTATCAGGCAGCAGCGCAGGACATCTGCTCGCGCACCTTCGACAATTACTTTGGTGACCCCCAGAAGGTCCGGGATCTCGTTAATGACCGGGTCGAGGCCCTCCGATAAAATTAAGGGGCTTCGGCCCCTTTTTCTTTCACATGCCTGTTGACATGCCCAGTGGGCATGGTATTGTAAATCATCAACTGATGGAGATACCCATGCTGAATATCGCACCTGAATGGACAGCCGCCGAAGCACACAACAGCCAGTTTAAGGGCTTTGCCTTGTCCCTGAACCGCGTGGTTCCTTTCTTCACCCGCTCGGGCATCGAAGCCCAAAGCACCGTCTATGCCGATGGCAAAAAGCGTTTCTGCCTTGAGACCCGCTATTGCAGCCGCTGCGGCGGTCAGGGTGGCGCTGATGCGTGGCGTGCTACCGGCTGGACCTGCTACGAGTGCGCTGGCACCGGCGGCAAGCACGAGGCTGTCGTCACCGTCTATACCGCCGAGCAGCTCGCTGTCCTCAACGCCCGTCAGGACGCAAAGCTCGCCAAGAAGCAAGCTGCCGCCCAAGCCAAAGAAGCCGAGCTGCTGGCCGCTTTCGAAGCCGCCTATCCAGAGATCCTGACGAAGTTCGCGCAGGTCACCAGCCCATCGCCCTTCGTGGCCGATATCATCGCCAAAGGCCGCAAGTACGGTTTCCTGTCTGACCGCCAGCGCGATGCCCTCAACACGGCTCTCGACCGCGAGCTGGCCCGCAAAGAACAGAACGCAGCCAGCCGCTATGTTGGCACGGTTGGCGAGCGCATCGATTTCGAAGCGACCATCACTTTTGTGACCGGCTTCGAAGGTTCGTTTGGCTATGTCACCGTCACTGGTCTGCGCGATGCGGGTGGCAACGTTTACATTCAGAAGGGCAAGCACCTCGGATCCAAGGGCGAAACCCTGCGCCTGAAGGCCACCGTGAAGGCCCACGAGCTGCGCGACAATGTCGCCCAAACAATTATCACGCGCCCCTCAATTATCTGAGGGGTAGGTGTTGACATGCCCATTGGGCAGTGTATTGTGTGCATATCGAAGCATTGATTTGGAGATACCCCATGTACCGCAACCTGACCTCTGACTACTCCTTCACCTACGATTTCGAACTCGACCTCGACACCACCTTCACCGCCATCGGCACGGCTGACGTTGACTACGACATCACCAGCGCCGATTCGTCGGTTGGCGAATGCGGTGGCCCGGATGATTTCCGCATCACCGAGATCAAGGCCACGATCCTCAATGTCGATACCGACAATTCGATCTTGGTCGTCCTCAAGAGCGGCCAGCCGCTGTTCGCCCAGATCGAAAAGCAGATCCTCGACCGCGCCATCTACGCAGCCATCGATGACTACAACGATAACCGCTAAGGAGATTGATATGTTCCACGTTCTTGCCCAGCGCATCACCCCTCGCGCCGCCTCTTACGCGGAGGTGGTCGCGGTCTTCTACGATCTCGAAGAAGCCGAAGCTCACGCCCTCGAACTGAACCAGAAGGTCTTCACCCCCTGCTTCCACTGGGCCGAGCCTGTCCCGCAGCCTGAACCCAGCCCGCTTGATGATTTTAACTACGTTGGCTCTCGCCACCATTACTGATGGAGATACCCATGAAGATCGTCACCGAACAGCCTTGGATTGTTTGGACCGCCGTTGATGAAGACACCTATGACGGCGAGAACCGCACCGAGATGGGAATTGGACACACCGAGCAGGATGCGATTGAGGATCTGCTCTGGCAATTAGCGGAGGCAGAAGAAGAGGCGAAGGAGAAGGCGAAGGGGGCTTAGGCCCCCTTTTCCTTTATCAGGACATCGTTCCAATCCGTCCCCTTCTCAACCGGCACTTGCACATCGACCCGCCGACCGAACTTTAGTACCAGCCGATTCGCGAGCGTGTAGGCCGCTTGCTGGCCGGTGTAGTTTCTATCGTTGTCGGCAAAGATCACGATCTCCTTCGCCTCTTCAGGCGGCACCCATTTCGCCATCATGGAGCTATTGGTCGCAGACCACACCGGGCACTTGTAGAGGATTGCGGCGCTCATCGCGGTCTCAATGCCTTCTGCAACCCCCATGAACTCGGCTGCGGGCCAGATCCTGATCGCGGACCCCTCGGGCAATCCCCCAGCCATGACCTTGCGCTGAAGATCAACAGGGGCCTTCTGCCCGTCAGGGGTCAGGTAGGTGATATGCAGGTTCACGCCCTTATCGTTTTGGTCCGATATCCGGGCGACCATTGCGGGGTAGATCTCTCCGTCATGCGGATGCTTCAGGCCCTTATGCTCTAGGATCGCTTTAGAAGGCCAAGGACGGCCAAGGCGGCGTGTCTGGTATAACCCTACCGGACTATCCGCTGAAGGCGGCTCACAGGCCCGCCAGACCTCCTGCATGGCCCTCTTCTGAGCC